GCATTTGTGACTGGTTTCTTATCACCATCATTTTCATCATAGTAATAATATGGAGCATCTGCATAATCATATATTCTATAACTATTAACTACATCAGTACTTAATGCACCTCTTATTTCTTCTCTTACTCCACCAGGTTCATGCATATTTCCTAAAAAAGCTTTTGTGACGTTTTGTACTATTAGCTGATTCATATCAGTATTTTTCTTAATTAGTTTACCCTGGGCCCCAGATGTTTGTCCTACTAATTGTTCTCCTAATTGAAACTTACCTGCAATACTGTCAACTGTTGAGATTTTACCATCACCATCTGTAAGTGTTGTTGTTTGAATTTCTATTACTTTACCAGCATATTCTTTATTGATATATGCATATAAATCTTCTTGTGACATTGGCCATGAACGATATCCATCATGTAAAAAATCATTTACAATAAAGAATGTCCAATAAAAATCGGTTGTTCCATATAATCTTTGTGATACTATATCAGGTCTTTCACCATTTATTACTTCATAAAATCTATAACCTGAGAAATTATCAACTAAATCTGGTAATGGTCTAACTGATCTGAAGATATCTAACATCTCTGTGACAGCACCTGTTCTGTTAAAATCGTATTCTATTTTTGGAAATTGTTTAAAAAATGGCATGATTAATCCTTCTTAGATGGTGTGTTATCACTTATTGTTTTTTGTGAATCGTTTACTATTGGGTCGTTAAATCCTTCCATCTCATCTCTTCTTGGAGATTCATTGTTTAAATTATTAACATCATCTAAAGCTTCAATATCATTTCTTGTTAACATCTTAGCTTCAGTAAATGTTAAATCTAACTTATGTTTTTGACCCATAAAATCATCTTTGACTTTTAAGTATGCACCACTTTGAGCTCTAAAATCTGTTGACATAGAACTTAAATATGCATGATGTATTATTGGAAAGAATCTAGATTCCTTTTCACCAGCCATAAACATTATAGTAAACATATTTGGAAATCTTACAGTATATCCTGTTTTTCCAGTTTTCATAGGATACATCATCTTTCTTAATTTAGCTTCTATATTTCTAATTGTCACAGCTTCTTTTTCATTCCTTGGTAATAATTCAAATGATAAACCTAGAGTTCTCATATTCATACCAGTAAATGTCATCTCAGTCATAGGATTGACTGCCATTCTTTTTCTTAAAAACTGGTCTTGAGTAATTTTATCTAATCCTGGTAAATTTTTAGCTGCTCTTAATCCTAAAGCCAATTGGTCTGCTTCACTTAATGCTGTGCCTTTACCAAATGACTCAGCGGTTGCAAAATCAGCTCTATCTAATCCTTCGTAATTAGCACCATCAGCTAATGTAATTGAATCAGGTACTGGTAAAGCTATTTCACTATCATCTTCATTATTCTGCAACAATACAAAAGGATGACCTGTATCTTGATTAATAAGTTCAGCTAAATGACTAGGAAAGATTAATCTTGCACCTCCGCCCTGTCCTTGCCTTTCTGCTGGTTGATTTGCGTTTGTAGCCATATAAATACCTTATAAATAAATTAAAACTATAGTATTATTTATATGGCTTACAAAGGTAGATACAAAATAAAAAACCCAGATAAGTATCTGGGCAATCCAACTAACGTAATATTTCGTTCTTTATGGGAAAGAAACACATTTAGATGGTGTGAAAACAATCCAAAAGTCAGAGCTTGGAGTTCTGAGGAGATTGTTGTCCCTTATAAATGTAAAGTAGATAATAAACTACATAGGTATTTTGTCGATTTATATGTTGAAATGAACAATGGTCAGACAATATTGGTAGAGATTAAACCTAAAAAAGAAACTTTACCGCCTAAACAACCTAAAAGAAAGACTAAAAAGTTCTTAAACGAAGTGATTACGTTCTCAAAAAACCAGGATAAATGGGAAGCTGCTGACCAATATGCAAGGCATAAAGGGTGGAAGTTTCAAGTTTGGACTGAGGAAACTTTAAAGAATCTAGGTATCAAAGTACTCAACACTTGATATAAATAGTTTATATGGCAAGTTTATTTGATACACTACAGGCTCAAGCTTTCCGTGCTGGCGTAACAGGCAGAACGAAGGAGAGTATTAACTGGTTTCAGGATAAAGTCCAAGGATTAACTAGACCAAGTGTTAACAAATTAATGAGTGATAGTGCTTTAGACCCACAGGGAAAAAGCGTTATTGGTGAGATGTATATGTATATGTACGATCCAAAACTCAAGAAAACTTTACCATATTATGATAGGTTTCCTCTGACTATAATGGTCGATGAAGCACCTGGTGGTTTCTATGGTATTAACTTACACTACCTTCCTTATGATATAAGGGCATTATTTTTAGATAAGTTATTAGATTTAGGACCTAGAAAGAATCCAAAACCAGACTCAAGATTAACTAAAATGAGATATGATTTATTAAAAGGTAGTGCAAAGTTTAAAGAATTTAAACCATGCTTTAAACATTATTTAGGAAAGCATGTAAAATCACAGTTTGTGAGAGTACCTATAACCGAGTGGGAAATAGCAATATTCTTACCAGTAGAACAATTTAGAAAAGCCGGAAAAGAAAAAGTCTGGACAGAATCAAAGGCAGCAATCTAATGAATATAGATGATTTAAAATCAACATTCAATAAACATGGAGGTATAGCTCAAACTAATCGATTCCATGTTATATTTACTCCACCCGAACAATCAATCTTAAATCTTGATTTTCAGTCAATTGCATCTCAAGCTCTAAGTGGTGGATTTAATTTAAAGAATTTAGTTAACGACCCAAGGGATTTAAGTTTACTATGTCAAAAAGTTAACTTACCTGGCAGATCAATATCAACATCTGAGTATGGAATAGAGGAACAGCAAAATTCATATCCATACGATTTTATAGATGAGGATTGTAAGATGGAATTTGTAGTGACTAACGATGTATACATTCGTAGAATGTTTGATAACTGGATGGAAGGTATATATAGTACAGAAAAACATATAGTAGGTTTCAAAGATGATTATGCAGTAGATGTAGTAATACAAATGCTTAATCAAAAAGATATACCAATTTATGGTGTAAAACTTTTAAAAGCTTATCCTAAACAGATAAGTGGTTTTGATTTGAATCAGGATAAAGATGGATTAACCACTTTAACCGTTGATTGGAAATATGATAAGTTTGTTCCGGAAGGAGCACTATCATCAGTAGTATCTGCAGGAAATGCAGTACTAGACTTGATTACATAATAGGAGAAAAATATGGCTTTGCCACAAGTGAACTCGAGCCGGTATAGCACTAAGCTACCATCAACCGGTGTTGAAATAGAATATCGTCCTTACTTAGTTAAGGAAGAAAAAATAATGATGGTTGCTTTAGAGTCGAAAGACAATAAGCAAATAGTGGGAGCAATGAAAGATGTTGCTCAAGCATGTATATTAACTGATGTTGATGTTGATAAATTAACTGCATTTGATTTAGAATGGATGTTTTTACAATTAAGGTCAAAATCAGTTGGTGAAAAAGCTGACGTAAAAGTTAAATGTCAGGAAGATGGTTGTGAAGGTATGACTGAAATTTCAATAGATTTAAGTGAAGTTGAAATGGATGAATATGAACCAAGCAATAATCGTGTTATTCAACTAAATAATGATGTAGGTGTACAAATGGTATATCCTTCTGTTAATTTAGTAGAAAAATATGATGAGGAAAAACTAAAAAATGTAGATGGTGTATTTGATATGATTATAGATTGTCTCGAAACAATTTATGATAAAGATGATGTTTATCATGTAAAAGATGAAAGAAGGCAAGATGTAAAAGATTTTGTAGAAGCTTTAACATCAAACCAATTTAGTAAACTTGCTGAATTTTTACAAAAAATACCATCAGTAAAAAAACGAGTAGAATGGTGTTGTTCCACATGTGAAGCGAACAACGAAATGGAGTTGAGAGGTCTTCAAAGTTTTTTTACATAGGCCTCTCTCACGATACGTTAGTGAATCATTATAGAACTAACTTCGCGATGATGCAGAATCACAAGTATAGTTTGACTGAATTAGATAATATGATTCCTTATGAAAGGGAAATCTATATAGCTCTTTTAAAGAACCATATAGAAGAACAAAATGCTAAATACGCTGAACAAGAGCGTCAAATGAACCAAAGGAGATAGAAATGGCAGAAGAACAAAGAGATAATAGCCGTAATGAAGTTGAAATTGATTTAGATAAGTATATGTCGCTTATCGATAAACTCGATAAAGCTGAAGATACTATTAAAGATATGCAAGACGAAGCTGCTGAAGCTAAACGAAGACTTGCACCACCAAAAAGAAAGTTTATAGATTTATTTTTAGACCATAATGATTTAAATGAAAAAGCAATAATTGGATTTATAGCTTTTACATTAATGGTATGTTTTGGTATAGCTGACTTAGTCACAGCTTTCTATGGTATGGATTTACAAATAGATGACACAATATACACATCATTTGTTGTTGTCACATTAGGAGCATTCGGTATATCAGAAGCTGGTCGAGCTTTTGGTAATAACAAATAGGAAAATTAAATGGCAGAAGATTCAGATAAAAAGCCCGGTAAGATAATAAAGGATAGTCAACAAGCTTTAATAAAGGCTCAACAAGATGCTGCTAAAAAAGCTGAAGTAGCTAATACTTATCAAAATACTAGTCTGAAAGAAAATGCTAAAACTAACAGAGAAAATTTAAAACAAACAAAAGCGTTAGTTGAAACAAACAAAAGGGCTTTAACTCTAAATGAAACTGTAAAAAGATTAGAAGAACAAAAGGTTGCTGCAGATGAGTTAAGAGCTTCAGGTAATATAGATGCTGCTAATCAGATTGATGCACAAATTGAATCAACACGAAAAGCTTTATTTAAGCAAGATGGTACGCTTAAAAATTTAACTGGTGCTACCAATAAAGTTGGTAATAATATAATCAATGCTGCAGCAAATGATGCCGCTAAAATACAAGGTCTAATTGACTCAAATAGAGAGTTAAGTCAACAACAAATAGATGCATCAAGTGCTGGATTTACAGACTTCGTAGATAATTTAAAACTAACTCAAAAAGCTAACGAAGTATCTGATGATATGATTGAAAAAGCTATAAATGGTTTAGGTCCTATATTTGCTGGCCAGGTCGATCCAGCTTTTGCAGAGTTTAATAATAGATTGGGTGATATACAGCAAATGGAAGCGGATGGCTTACTCACTCAAGAACAAAGTAATGAAATGCGTAAAGAATTATTAGACGCAACTACCGATAGAGAAAAGCAAAGAGAAGCTCAAAAGACAGCTGAAATACAAGCTGAAGGTTTTACTAAGTTAGGTGATATGGTTGAAGGATTAGGAGGAAAGTTAGAGAGTTTTGGTAAAGGCGCTGTAAAAGGTGCTGGGTTATTAGGTGGTATAGCCGCTCTTATACTTGGAGTTGTTG